CGGTCAGGCCATCGCGGCACGTCGTGCCTCAACTGGTGGGAAAACTTTGTTAATTGGACATGTTCAATTTTCAAGATGCCAGAGAGGTTTTTGGATCCGGCGGTGAGAAGAGGGATCGATGAGACTGGGCAAGCACGTTGGTGGAACGGCACATTTGAGGGGGATGATTCATTGTGCGCCATGTATCCACCAATGAGGAAAGGCGATGCTATGGATGTTATCTTCTTGGACTGGTGGAAGCGCCAGGGATTCAACATGAAGATCATCTACGCAGAACGCCGCGCTACCTTCTGCGGGTACCACATCGTGTGCGAAGACGGCGAGCCAACAGGATTTGCATGCCCTGAGCTCGCTCGCGCCTTGGTGGGAGCGGGAGTAAGCTGCTCCTCCACCATAATCCAGGCCGCCAAGGACGGCAATGTTGATTTGGTGAGAGATATCGCCGCTGCTGGAGCTCTAGCTCGCGCGGCTGATTTTGCAGGCTTGCTTCCAACGGTTTCACGCAAGTTTCATGAATACGCTATGGACGTGAAACGAAGCAGGGAGGTGGTGGACAGAGAGATGTCTATGAGGGTCATGGGTGAGGAGGGTCACAATTTCAGTGAGATTGACGACATGATTGAAGCGCAGAATCTGTTTGTGACCCCCACCGAAGAAGGGAAAAGATTGGAGGCACTGCTGTGCCCTGCCTCTTGGAGGGAACTGGACACCTTCAAGTTGCAAGCTTGGACATTTGAAGGCATTGGTGACTATGAGAGTCACCTCAACAGCTTGCCAGCAAGCTGGCGCCCCCCAAGTGACTAGAAGGGGGGCCGCCCCTAGGGGCGGACCATCGAATGCACGCCAAACGACAACATAATTAGAAGGGGAGCCATGGGCAAGATAACGGCCTGTGGTGAGACCGACTCAGCTCCGCGTCCAGAGATCTACCTGTCGTCTTCCCGTAGGAGCTGCGTGTATAGTGGCGGAGTACACGTTGGCCATGTAACCGTTGATGGCCAGAGTTGGGGCTTATTCTTTGCCCACCACAGTGCAGTGTGGTGGCGTAAGCCTGCTGTATAAGGGGAACGGGACCCCACTGAGGTGAAGGCCTTTGAGGACACCCTATTTGATCCGGGGTGGCGGAATTGCCAACCGCTGCTACGCATCCTCAGGTACGAGACCCCTGGTCGGTTGAGAATGCCCTTCGGGGTGGCGAGGAGACCTGAATGGCAACCCTCGTCCTCACCGATCCTCCGCGAGGACGGTCCTTCGGGATGTCAGTTCAATCCTGGCACGTGATGTGACACGGACGTGCACATTTCGCTGGCAACGGCCACGTGTTGGGCTTCGGGGTTCTTCCGATGACTACGGCACCGAGGCGCTGGCGTATCCAGCGTGGACAGTGTGAAGAGGCCGCGGATCCGGTAGTGTAAGGACATGAGCCAGTCCGACCCGGCTACCCGTGAAGCCGCCCTGTGGAGCCTGGTAGCAATCTTAAGGGCACAAAGCGAGTGCCCCGCTTCACTAGCATTGTTCGATCTTTGTTTATAGACTGCACTCTTGTATATATGCAATGGCACAAGGGAATCCCCTTGAGCTTGGTCACTGAGTTTTCAACGGGTATGTTACGACGTACTGACACTTGCTTCGTTTGCCCTTTCCTGGATTTCTTCCAGTATGGCAAAGGCATCAGGAAAAGCGACCAAAGCCGTGCAGAAATTGAGAAAGATCCGCAGGGATCTAAACGGCAAGACGACCCGAAGGAATGGGCGCGGACGCGCCCTCTCTCGAAGGAATGCAACGGTCGTGCTTGCGCAGGGTGCGGTTGCCGCACCCCCCCGCAACTTTGGAACTGGGAAGGTAGGCAATGGGTCCGTTGCTACCCTCCTGAAATGTCTGGACGCTCGAGTACCCCGCACTTTGGGACTCCCTCGAGCAGTGGGGCCGTACACGGTGATACGGACGACGAAGCTTCATTCCTCTAACTCGAAGTTTGTGCTGTTTTGCCCGTTCCTTCATCCGGATGAGGGCAAATGGTACAACTGGTGTGGGATTGAAGATGTCGATGCAGCGTTGGATGTTGTTGGTACCGACAATACGCGTGCCATCAACATGCCCATGTCCGGGCTCGCGGAGGCGTGTGAGGTCGTTCCCGCGGCGATGACCGTCCAAGTGATGAACGCGGCAGCCTTGCAGGCTGCGGACGGTGTTTTCGCTATGGCTCGAGTGAACCAGCAGCTTATGCTCGGATCCTCGCCCGTGGGATTGACGTACGATGAGATGGCATCACGAGTCATCTCATTCTACGCGCCACGCATGTTGACCGGTGGGAAGTTAGCGCTGCGAGGCGTTAAGTGTAACGCGTACCCACTTGACATGACAGAGTATGCGGGTTTTGCTCCAATCAAGAATTATACTGGCGAATTTGCATGGAGCAGCAACGAGCGACCCGCCGCGTTGTCACCGATCGTGTTCGTTCAAGAGAACAACGATCCACGGTATATCGAGTTCATGATTACCATAGAGTGGCGCGTGCGGTTCGA